TTTTATATCAAGCGCTACGTATGTATTAGTTGCCATTATTTAACCCCATATAATGCAAATTGAGAGTACTGTGGAAAATTTCCAGTAGGAGGGGTAAGTTCTATTGTTGAAACAGCAGAAGTATTACGCCACGACCCACTGCTTAAAGCAACGTCTCCAGAACCATTTCTATCCCTGCCTTCAAGCGTTCTTGTTGTTTTGTACTTTGTAATACTTGCATAATCGAGGACATCAATTATGACTGTAGATACATACCCGCCATTAACTAAATATCCAGCGCCGATATATGTTTCATTGGCAAGACCATAGGCAACAGCGTTAGCGCCATTACCGTACAGTCCGTGACGCGAATAATTTGAACTTGAGTCTAAATTAAATCGCATCTTTACGTCACCATTTGAAGATGTCCAGTTTCCGTACAAAATGCGCAATTGTAAATGTTTATATCCACTTGGTATGCCGCTGAATGCTATTGATGCTAAACCACCTGATGGAACATTAACTGTACTTAAAGCATCCATAGCGCCATTGGGAGCCCAAAGATGTCCGCTTATCTGCGAAGCATATATACCGACATTATTTTGCATTAGGCAAGGTCTCCAATGGCGTGCCAGGTATCGGTTGCAATTTTCTTCAAAGTTATAGCAGAGTACTGAACTCTTGTCTTGGGCGCTGCTGCAGTTGCACCAGTTGAATAGACAGTTGTTGTACCTGATGATGCTGCCTGGACTGTTACCTGTCCTGCACCGATTTGGATTAGGTCGATGCTTGCTCCGACCGGGATAGCAGCCGTTGCGTTAGTTGGAATTGACACAGTAATCGCAGATGCGTTAGACAATGTTATGTACTTACCGTGGTCAGATAGAACCAATGTGTAAGTTGTACCAGTCTGAGCGTTGATAGTCTGAGTCAATTTAGCGTCAGAGATTGCAGGGCTGGTGCCAAAGACGAGGGCACCTGAGCCAGTCTCATCAGAGATAACTCCTGCTAGTTCAGATGAAGATGTGGCAGCCAGGGCTGACAACTTATCTGTAGTAACTACGAGTGTCTTAGATGATGGAATGGTTGTTCCATTGATAGATGTAGCAGTTGCTACACCGAGCACAGGCGTGATAAGAGTAGGAGTATTATCTACTACGAACTTAGTTCCCGTACCTGTCTGAGATGCAATAGATGTAACTGAGCCGACAGATGTGATAACACCAGTCAAGTTGCTAGGTGCAACTGTAACAGTATCAACGTAGTTCTTTGTTGCAGCATCCTGGGCGCTAGTTGGGTCGCCCATACCTGTAATCTTGTTTGTACCCATAGCAAGGGCACCAGTCATAGTTGAACCGGACTTTAGGACTACGGTATCCGCAAAGTTCGCTGTGTCATTAAGTGCTGCAGCAATCTCATTGAGTGTATCGAGTGTGCTAGGCGCACCATCAATAAGGTTAGCGATAGATGTATCTACATAACCCTTAGTTGATGCATCGGTACTATCTGTAGGTGTAGCAAGGTTAGTTAATTTGTAGCCACCGTTGGATACATCTGCAGTTGGGTTAGCAATCTTAGTGCGGGCAATAGCCGCGCTCGCTGAGATGTCACCATTTACGATAGTGCCATCGGCAATCATTGTGCTTGTGACTGTGCCAGTATCTGCCTGAGTTACAGCAGTACCTGCAATTTTGGTAGCAGCAATGGCTGCAGCAGTATTGATGTCAGCATTGACGATTGTATCATTTGCAATATCAGATGAGGTAATTGAGCCAGTCAGAGCCAACTTGCTGTAGGCAATAGCAGCACCAGCATTGATGTCCGTGTTGATGATTGTACCATCGGTAATCATACTGCTGGTAATGCCAAAGATGTTGTTTAGTCCAGCGTTGATTTGCTTATTGGTCAGAGTTTGGGCTGTGCTATCTCCGACTACTGCAACTCCAGAACCTAATCCGTGTACGCCAGTGCTTGCCTCAATGTGGGTGTTAGCCTCACGGTAGTCGCGACCAATACCCATATGGCGAACTACCGCACCCGCTGAGTGCTCCTGTGCGCTTGAGCCATCGATACCACGAACGATTGTTAGGTTGTTGGTCGATGTGGCTGTGACATCTACAATTTCTTCAAGGGCTGTATCTGGGTCAATGACCACAGTAAATGTCTCACCTGAAGAGATTGTGATACCACCAAGGAGAGCAGATGCAGATACTACTGTTGCGCTTGTGGCACCTGATGTAAGCGTTCCAGTCAGGGTTGTTTGCTGAGAACGTGAGGAGTATTTACGTGTTGTCATTGCGCTTCCTTATCGGCGGTTGAAACGGATACGAGGTGGATAGTTCTTCTTCTGTGCCTTAACTTCTTCAGATAGACGCTGTTGGTAAAGGGCATACAGTTGCTTTGTTGCTGATTGGCTTGCGCCAAATGGTCGCTTAGAGTCAGTCTCATCCGCCTGTGGGCTGACCTGTGCGGCACGTGCTGGGTCAAGGAATGAGAGCAGTCGATAGGCTGCGCCTAGAACTACTACATCCTTTGTAGATTGTGGCAACCCTGTCTGAGTTGCATAGTCTTGAGTATTCGTTGTAAAAGAAACTGGGTCAGTGACGTACATCACCTTGACTGTGCGACCTGGCTGGACACCCTGCTCAAGTGTGATTGTCTGCACCTGGTCAGTAGTCTCGTAGCCAAATGCTTCAGCATCTGCAAGTGGGTCAAATGAGTAAGAGTTGATATCTTGCCAAGTCTTAGATGGTCCGATTGTCTCATAAGAGATTCTCAAGATATCTTTGATGTTCAGGTTAGCAAGTGCGTAAGTCTGAACCGAAGGATTGTATGTAAAGGAAGTTGTCTTGACTGCAAAGATGTTAGCGCCAAGACCCTTGATGGTATCGTTGATAGCGTTCTTGATGTTAGCGCGTGGGAAGGTAGGAGAGATTGTCACCTTCGCATCGGCTGAGTGTGTTGCCGCTGTGGTGCCGTAGTAGCCACGTCCATAAGGTGCAACGGTCGCTGTGTTAGCAACGCGGTCAAATGAATCAACCCAAAGCAACTCCTCGTCAATTTCAACGACACCCTTGCCTACGTTGTCAGTAGAGCCTAGGCTTAGGATAAGCGGGGATGCTGAAGATGAAGTCGTTGTGGTCACAGCCGAACGAAGATAGGTAGTTCTATCCTGTTGGAATGTGTAGCCAGCAAGACTGACTTGAACTTCATCAATCAGATTGCTTAGGGTAGTTGTCATTACTTCCTCTTTCCTCCGTATAGTGCATTGTAGTAATGCACATCGAACGAGAATCTTTTCATATGTGGGGCGAGTACAGATGTATCGCACCATAGTGGGATATTGGCTTTAGCACAGAGCGCGAAGAAGTAGATATCCTCACCGATGAATGTATCTCCCTTGCCCTGCTCGGCAAAGAGTCGTACATCTCCGTGTTCTTTACGCAGTCTCTCGACCACGCTACGGTGCATCAGGATGTATCCCATACCTGCTGCGCCTACCTGCATAAACTTATCTTTAGGAAGTGGATGTAACTTGACTATGCCAATGGTTCCATCTTCCTTTGGTGCAAAATTAAATACTGTGGGCCTTGGGTCCATCAGTGGTAACTCTGGCTCATTGGATGTAAAATAAACTCCTGTCACCATAGGGCGCAAGTCGCGGTCCTTGTGGTTCCAGAGTTTCATAAAGCCTTCTACATCTATGACTACATCTGAATCAACCCAGAGTAGCCACTCGTAGTCAGTCTCGTCATACCAGTAATTGATAACCTGCTCACGCTGGCGAGCAATCTGGTTTCCGTTACTGCGCAGTGCTGTGCCGAATGTAATCCCTGACTTCAGAGTTACATCACATACACCCTGCATAAACTTGCCATCTACATTTCCATTATCGCACCAGGCGATAGCCACACTCTCTTGCATTTTGCCCCCCGACATTACTTGTTACCACTTAACCTTGTCAGCCCAGTATGCTGCGCTCATCTTGCCCTTGGCAATGTTCTTAGCGTGGCGTGCCTTGAATGCTGCCTGACGCTTAGTAGGTTGTCTGTCTCCAGTTACACCCTGCTGACCAAAGCGAATAGTCTTGACCTTATCTCCCTCTTTAGCAACAACAACGTGTGACTTAGTTGGGTGACTTGGTGTACGCTTTGGCTTGTTAAAGCCTGATACTCCTGCTCGCTTTAGTCGTGGGTCTGTCATTTCTTCTTTGCCTTACCTGCCTGTGAGAGGGCAATCGCAATTGCCTGCTTCTTGTTCTTAACAACCTTAGCCTTCTTAGGACCCTTTGGGTCGATGCCTGCGTGGAGTGTGCCCTTCTTAAACTCGCCCATAACCTTGGCGACTTTCTTCTGAGCAGCGCTTGGCTTCTTCATTACTTCTTCTTGCCCATCTTCTTTGCAACAGCCTTCTTGACTACAGCCTTCTTGACCATCTTCTTAGCGCCGTATTCCATCTTGCGCTCGGCCTTGCCTTCCATCTTTTCGTGCATCTTCTTCATTGCCATTGACTTGTACTTCTCGCCCTTAACTGACATTATGCCTTCTCCACTTCGTTGATTGTTGATGCTAGTGACTTTGTTACTTTGTCTGCTCTGGTCATTGTGCCTCCATCGTAGGCACGACCTAGATTCTCACTTGCCTTATATGCTGCCTCTACCTGGACTGGGTGTGTGCCATTCGGTTGAATGCCATCTGCCCTAGCCTGCTTGTAGAAGTCTACTCTGCTCATTACTTTCTTAGCGGCTACATCTCGGCCAGCATCTCCAGTGTTTAGTTGGAGTCCTCTGGCTTTACATCCGAAGCAGTCGTCGTCACAGGCGGTGTGGTCGATTGCGATGTCGTCTTCGTCTCTGAATGGTTTATCGCTTGTCGCGTCACAGAGCACGCATCCCCATAGTGTCGCCATAAAATCGTGGTCACTGGTAAAACCCCATTCGAGTACCTTGGTAATGTGACTGCATTCCATACTATCCCCTATATTGCTGTGAAGTTGTCTGTTGTAATTCCGATTCCTGCATTGATAAGTCCTTCACGAGTAGCCTCAGTTACCTCGTGCTGGTGACCACCTAGCCAAAATTCATCAAATGAATCTGTCTCATCTTGGTTAAACCATTCGCCTATTGCATAGGTTGAGCCAGTGCGAACCACAGTCAGGCCTTGCTCTCTGCTAAAGAAAGAGAAGAGCCGGTGAGTATTGGCTGGACGCTCACGCCTAGTAGGCGGATTGAAGATATAGTTTGGCATCAGTTCTCCTTAATGAACTTACCGCAAAGCAGGGGCGGTTTCGGCCTGCCCCCTGCTTCACAGTCAATCAATTAAGCGATTGATGAACCTGACTCGATGCGATAGAGAGCCTCTTCGCGGTAGCGAGCAAATCCGAGAACGCCGTACCATCCGATTGGACGGAAGCGCATCAACTTGTCGGTGACTGGACCGATAACTGTGTGTGGCTCTTCTGCCACAGCCTCAGCAAGTGCCTGCTTTCCAGCGATGATTGTGCGGTACACCTTTGCAGATGCTGCACCGTCTGTAGCCTTGTACATACGTGGTGACTCAACGAAGAAGACACCCTTGTAGCGGCCGACTTCACCTGACCAGATGCGGTCCTGTGAGATACCGTAAGCGTTAGGGATAACCCATCCTGCTCCGGCTGTTTCTGCCATAAGGTCAGCAGCAACGTCTGGGTGGATTCCGCCCCAGTAGTCCATACCGCGCATACCTGAAGCCTTGTTACCGCGCAACTTAGCAACTGCCTTAGCGATGTTCGCTGTTGAGAGTGTTGCTGCTGCTGTAACAGTTGCTGTTGATGTTGCTGTTGAACCTGAGTAGATGACGTTTGAGCCACCACGGAGGGTTGTCATAGCAAGACCATCGATTGAGTCAGCCTGGTTACGTGCGATAAGGGTTACGATATCTGGGTCGACATCTGTGAGTGAGAACAACTTAAGAGCCTTAGTTGTTGTTGTTGCGTTACCGAACTCCTGCATTGTGATTGTCACAGA